CGTCGTCTCGGCGTTAAACCAGACGGCCGGGAATAGCCGGCGAGCCGCCTCGATGCGGGCCTTCGCTGCGCCGCGGCCCTGGTTGGGAATTACCTCCACACTAAAGCCGGCCGCCCTAAAAGCACTCTCGAACGACACGTCATAAACCCGGTCATGGGTCGCGCCGTCATGAGGGAGGAAAATCTGCGCCTTGCCCCAACCGCGCTCGCGCAGCCAGTCGACATGCACGCCAAGGCTCTGCCCGACCGCCTCATAATAGTCGAGCACCCGCACCTCGCGACCGACAAACTGGCAAACCCACATCGCGAACGCATCGCTGCGGGCGCCCGTGCCGCCCAAATCGCAATACGCCCGCACCGCCAGCAGCGGGTCACGTGTGACCCGGCCGATGCGGCCTTCTTGGCTCGCATCCGACAGAAATTTGGCGTAGTAGGCGCCGGCGTGGGCGATCGCGTACTCGCCCTCCCAGATGTGCGGATACTGCTCCGGCCGCTTCGCTTCGTCCTCGCGCCGGATCTGGTCGAGGGTCGAGGGAAACCAGGCGTTATCGCGCCAGTTCAATTCGACAATCTTGCTGTTTTCCGGCGGGTTGACCCGGAAACGCTGGTTGGTGGCGCTGGCCCGCCGCTCGGGGTTCCAGGTCACCCAGATTTCCGCGTTCTCCTCGCGAACGGTCGGGATCGCCTTCTGCCACGCCATCTCCGATACCGGCTCGGCTTCGTCGACCCACAGAAGGCGGATGCGTGCGGTCGATTTGACGCTCTCAATGTTCCTTCTGAGGCCAACAAAGGAGAAATCGATCCGCCCGTCGCGGGTGCGGATGAATTTCTCACCGATCTCGTAGTTAGCGGCCAGCCACGGCTCGGTCTCGATCGCCTGCTTGACCTCCGCCATGCTGCTTTCGTCGAGAGAGTTCTGAAACTCCCGGCCGCAGACGATAACCCCGCTTTCCTTCGCGAGCGCGCATCTCAGCCCGTGCACCGCCGCCATCTTGGCGAAAGATCTCGATTTGGCACTGCCGCGGCCGCCATATGCCCCGCGGTAGAGGGCCTCGCCACTGAACACCGGGATCAACTTCTCCGGCAATTCGATCCGCCCCGCGGTCATCCTTTAGTGCGCTTCCCAGCTCGTGCCGTTGCAATACGCCAATACCGGAATACTGCCGCCACCGGCCAGAGCACCGCGATACGCCGGCACACCGAGCTGATCCGTCACCGACAGCAGCTGATACCTGGTCAGCGCGTTGCATGCCGGCAGAGCCGCCACCGACACGGCCGACCAGCGCGCCATCTTCGCGACCTGCGCCGCGCTCGCCAGATTATATGTCCAGTTCTGCTCCATTCCGCCGCCGTCCAGAACAAACCCGCCAACCGCCGCCCCCGCCGTGACGCTGGTGTTCCACGTATAAATATCGCTGAAATAAAACTCCATATTACGACCGGCCTCCAATACCAGCCCGTATCCCATCGGCAACCCGCCAATATAACCGCTCTCAACCTTGATAAAATAAATGTCTCCGCCAGGCGGCATCACCGTGCGCAACGCCGCCTTGTTCGGATACGGCGTCAACAACTCAAGCTGGTTGATGTAAATCTGAAAAATCTGACCGCCCATCACCGGGTCGCCGATCCGCAACAGATCCACCCCCGGATCGGCTGATTGCTGCCCCTCAATCCTGAGCTTGTTGATCCGAAAAGACCGCAACCCTCCAGACGAGTTGTTTTTCAGCACGAAGCTGTCGCCATAAGTGGCGTAAATGTTTACATCGCTGATGCTGATTTCGTTGGTAGTGTCGCCGTTGCCCTCGCTGCTGAATTCGACCGCAGAAACCCCAGGAGCACCGGCAAACATACAGCCAAACTTGCTGATAAAACTTTCCCGCATGTACGCTTGTACCTGGTTCTTCATCATGCCGGACTGCATGCAACGGCCAGTGATATAACTAACACTCACATCCTCGACGACGACGCCATCGACCCGGTCATAGAACATGATGGCGTTCTGCACCGCCGGCGCCGTCCGGTTGCCATAAATCGACAGACCCTTGAGCAACGGCCCGGCTTTGGAGGTCGTCGGCATTCCCATCGGGCCAAACGGGAAACTTTCCGCGCCCCACGCTTCACTCCAGGCGAAGAGATCGGCGGGGTAGTTCGCACCGATATAAACATTTGTCTTCGTCAGGCCCTCACCGACAATTCCCAAACCCGACCCCATCAGCGGGGTCGCCACGGCATCGATCAGGTAATCTCCGGCAGGCAGAAAGACAAAGCTCGGCTGATTTGCCGCGAACATCGCGGCAGAGGCATCGATCGCGTTCTTCAAAGCCTGACTGTCGTCAGTCCCATAGATGAACTGCCCGGTAAAACTAAAGTACCCCCAGGTCTCGGCGCCGTATCCGGTCAACGTAGCGCCCGTCGCACCCGAGACCGAGCCCGCGCCGGTGGCAATCGGGTCGGCCGGCGGCACGCTGTAGTCGCCCTTGGTTTGGACCGACACCTGGTCGACCCCCAGCGTCAGCGCCATCGTCGCGCCGGTGGGCGCACAGTTGTACCCCGCCGCGTTGGTCACCGGCTCGACCGCTGGGTTCGTCGGGTTGGTGTAGTAATGCCCACCCCCCAGCTCGGCCTGGGCGGTGATCGCGCCGCCGGAGATCGTCACGTTGCGCTCAAACCGGGTGCCGCTGCCCGTCGTGCCTTTAATCTTACAGGCACCGTCCAGACCCCCGCTGCCGGCAGCCACAATCGTCGAGGTTGTCACCGTCGTCGAGGTCACCTTGGTAACCGCAGCCGTGATAAACGTCCCGCCCTGGAGGGTCAAAAGATCGCCGGGTTGATAATTCCCGGTCGTTCTCGGGTTCGACACCGTCGCCACCGCCAGCCAGCGCCGTGGCGTCGCAGTTGTCGCCGGAGCCCCCAGGGTGACGGTGTGGGCATCGGTGACCGCCGTGATCGTGGTCCTGAGCGGCGCCAGCCACACCCCCGCAGCACCGTTGACCTGGATCTTCTTGCCGACATCGGCCTGAGTAAAGTTAGCACTGGCGCTGGTCAACACGGCGCCGCCCGCCGCCATCACCCCGTCGGACTTGGTGACCGCGTCACCTTTGGCGCCGTGATCCATGATCGAAACCGGCGGCCCAACCCCGAGGTTGGTTCTGGCGTTGGGCAGCTTGGCATTCGAGGCGTCGGGGTACATATCCGCCCTGAGACAAATCAGAGCAAAAAGGGCGAGAGCGAGGCGTCTCACGGCGTGCCCCAGAAACTCTTCTGGTTCGCCGTCAAAGCGATGCGCTCGGCCGGGGTCAAAGCGTAGTTGTCCCAGACGATCGCCTCCACCAAATTGCACTCGCTCGTCGCCGCAAAAGCCCCCTGCGCCACCACGATCGGCCCGCTGCCGGCCGTACCGGTCACCGTCCCCGTCGTCTCCGTCCGGTCAACCCGCGCGACGCTGCTCGCGCCGTCGACGTTGCCCACGATCGCATGCCACGTGGCGTCTGTTGCCGGGAAGGTAAAGCTGGTGCTGCTGCCGGTGTCGGTCAGCAACCAGGTGTTCGCCGTGGCGTTACTCTGAAGATAAGACGCATTCTTATTCACGGGGCTACAATACCCGGCGCCAGACGCCCGCTGCGCCACCACCGACAGCCCCAACTTGGCGGCAAACGCCGATGCCGCCGTCACCATGTATTGCGGATTGTCGGTCGAGCGGGCGCAAGGCTGACCGCCGAGGCAGTTCAGGACAAGACTCGGCACACCGCCGGAACGTATCGCATCCCGGCCATTGCCGCTCTGATCGTACCACGTCTCGACAATGCAGCCGGTTACCCCGCCCGCCGTGCAGAACGCCGTCGCCGCCGCCGTGTCAAACGGGCTCCCAAGCCCCGGCACAAACCCGACAAATCCCACCTGCAGGGTCGTCGTGTCCGGAAACCGCTGAATGCGCATCGCCGGACCGGTGTACGTGCTCTTCAGCTTGCGGAAAGAATACGCCGCCGCCACGCCGCCAAAACTGCCGCCGCCATCCAACGGCGCTATCGTTCCCTGCAGCCGGTGCCCGGCATGAAGCTGGCTCGGTCCGGCATGCATCCGCGCCACCGCCGGCGATGCCGCCAGCAGCACCGCCGCCGCGGCCGCCGCCCAGAGCAGCATCTCAGAGCCCGTCGCCCGGCGTTATATAAAGCGTCGCCGCCGTGCCCGCCGTGATCCCCGCAATGTACTGCTGGGCACAGCCCAGCACTTCCACCGTGCCAGGCGCGATCGGGAGAGACGCCACCGTCGCTGTGGCCGTCACATCGCCGCAGACCACGAACACCACGACGGTGCCGCTATTATAAAGACGCATAGCCTTGCTGTTCGGCCCAGTCTGCACCTGCACCCGCGAGGTCGTCCCGGTCGCCGCCAGGCTCACCGTCGCACCACCCGCCAAAAACGGCACCTGGGCGCGCGCGCACATATATATAGACGAGAAGATTAAAACGAGCGCGGCGGGCGCTAAAACACGCAAGGGTTGTAGCGATCTCATGCCGGGGCCTCAAAAAATATTCGGGAGGGTACGGGCTGACACGGGGGGGGTGTGGGGCCGTCAGCCGGCCGGATGGAACCAGCGTCTTCGGGGGGTGGCCCCCGGGGGCCTAGTCCAGGTCGGGCGCGCTGGCTGCGGGAGGTGGGCTCCTACCCACAGCGCATGAAGCGAGAAACGAGAGATGTCTCGTTAGGATCTAGACCCGCGCCGCACTGCGTCTCTTAACTATCGTTTCGACCCTGATGAGACGCGGATTGTGTCTCGCCGTCTCGTATGTCTGGGGTATACCCAAGCGAGACGAAGCAGTTACTCAGTTTCCGGCTTTGGCAAACGGCGCGTGATCGGTGCGACCGGGACCAACTCAATGCGCGTCACGATCGGCGCGTCAGGGTTGCCGACTAACTCTTGAGTGACTTTGTCGCCGTACTGTTTCGGCAGCAGCTTGGACAACATCCACTTGCGACTGTCAACCTGCAGTCGCTGCTTCTGCACCAACGCATTGTCCGCTTCGCCATTAAGACCAACACACGGCGCGTCACTAATCGCTATCACTTCATCCGCCAGTCGTTCTAAACCAAGTGACTTCGCGCGCGCGTATCGGTCCGCGAACGTCACCGCGCCATCTTTCACCGGCTCTCTTTCGTACGCCCACGATCGCACTGTACTAGCGGGTGGCAGATGCGCCTCGCGACAGATATCTTCGAGCCGTTCGCCGGCCGCAATCCTGTCGAGTATTTCCTCAGCTATTTCTTCCGAGAATGTCCACCGCGAGTGTGGGCGGCGCTTCGATGGCTCACTTTGCAGGCTCACGGGCACGCCCTCTCGCCCGCGCGCACGAGCGCGCACAATTCCTTTAGCAGCGCGATAATGGCATCGAGCTTGGCGAGCATCGCCTCGACCTCACCGTCGCGCATCAGACCCGCACATAAAAAATCGACATGACGTAGCTTTTTACCCTTGCAACTCGCCGTGGCGTCGATTATCTTGTGTCTTGTTAGACAGACACACCCCGAGCCCGGAGCATATCAAAATGACCACGTACACACTCGTCATTGCAACATCACCCAGCACAACCCTGCTGATCGGCTCCCCGGTAGACGGCGACCAGGCCGGCGTTGACCAGGCGATCGCCGGGCACCGCGAGATGGAACGCGAAGATCGCATGGGCTACGACAATGACGACGAGCATCGCGACACCGCAGGCGCCGATATTGAATTGATCCCCGGCTGCACCCTGACCGATGACGAGCCGGAAGACGAAGACCGCATCATGTGGCAGGGCCACGAGTACGGCTGGCTGATCGACGAAAACGGCAACCCCTACAAATACGCAATTCGATGCACATAAAAAATCGACATGACGTAGCTTTTTACCCTTGCAACTCGCCGTGGCGTCGATTATATTCCGTCTTGTCAGGATACAGGAGAAAGATGATGACCGTCCAGCCAGACCCGCGGCGGATGTTTCACGCCCTTCAAGCAATTGCCGGCATGAAGGTTGACGAAAATACCGATCACGCTCAACTCAGCGCCCTTTGCATCGCAATCGCGAAGATCGCCGCGCAGGAATGGTGCTGCGGCGACGCGGCTTGCTACAACGAAAGCTCAGGAGTTCCGTGCGCGGCATGACCGGCCCCGAACTCCGCACCGCCCTCAAGTCCCTGAGCCTCCGTCAGACCACTCTGGCGGAGGTTTTGGGCGTGTCGCCGAACACCGTCCACCGCTGGGTGAAGGGCAATATGGCAGTGCCACAATACGCCGCCGCGTATGTGTCGCTGCTGCAACTGTCGGCTACCCGCAATCCCGGTGAATAAACACATCCGGAACTACCGGATCTGGTGTCGGACCGCACCAGCAATCCGGTGAAGCAATGTGTTCCCGACCGTGCAAATCGTCACCTTGTACGGCAGCGCTGGTGTCGGCAACATAACCCTCGCAACAGTAACCAAACCCGACCCCGCCGCACGCCGGACACGGCTGCGGCGGCTTGGCATCCGCCAGATACCCGGTGCCGTGGCAAGCCTCGCAGATCATCCCGAATTCCTCAACCGCATCCCCCGGTACGCGGCACGCCCAAAAAACCGCATTTCTACCTCAGACCCCGGCACCCCTACCAGACACCCTCTTTCACCCCTGTTTTTGACGACGGGGGGAAGCGCAAATCGGCATCCTGATCGCCGTCCCTACCCTCATACGGCACCCAGGGCGCCAGATGTACGGGCTGCGAAGCGCTTTCCCTGGCCGTCAACCCCGCCATCCGGCGCAGCGAAGGGTATCGCATACAGCCGGCGATACCCTGGCTGTACACCCTGACCCGTTGATCCGAAACGCCGGCCGCGACCAGCACACGCGCCAGCGCCAAGGGTGCACCTGACCGGGAGGCGGCCTCGTAGCGCTGGCCGTCGACCTCGCACTCGGCAATCCAGGGACAGCCGCGTCCGGTGCGGCGCGTCTCGTCGGGCCGCTGGTGAACCAGGATCATGGGAGACTTGGCGGACGAGGGGCTGAGGGATGGATACGTGGGGGATCATCGAACCGCCCGCCCGCCCGCCGCCGGCATGGTCGCAACATGCATCTAACCCCCTATCTGGTGATAACCGGCCGTGTCAAGCCGAAATGTAGCGCCAGCACTGGCAATGTGGCCATCAGCACGCCTTTAGCGGCACCGGTGCCGCGGCCGCCGATCCAGGTCTGCCGCTGGGCCCAGGCGGACAGGCTTTCGTCCCGCCCAAGGACATCCCAGGCGAGGCTGCCCATCGGGCTGCCGAGACCGCCGAGCGCATCGAGCGCCAGGCCGAGTTGCCGCCGGGCGCGTTCGCTGCCGCTGCCGTCGCGCAGCTGCCCGCCGCTGCGGACCCGCAGCAGGTCGGCAGCCTGCAATGTCGGCACGACGGCTCTGCGGGCGATTTCGCCGAACTGCAGCCCGGCGGCGTGTTCCTGCGGACCGATCTCGCGCCGGGCCAGCAGGTTGTCCAAGACACTGCGGCAGTGCCAGGGGTGACCGATCGCGCCGGTGCTGTCGGCGATGACCACACTGCGCACGATGTTGCCGTGCTGTCGGCGCTCCGGTGTGGGGTTGAGGGTTCGCGTCATTCCGCTTCCACGCACTCGTGTTGTTCGACCCAAGGGCGAACCTTGTCTCGTACCGCAACGATTTCTGCGCCCGGCCACAGCTCTTGTACTCGAACCACAAGCGCTTGTTGCCAGCCCCGCATCATCGCATCGCCCTGCCGCCACACCTCCTCGTCATCGTCACCAAGTAACGCCTCCCGTAACAAGTCGAGCTGCTTGATCAAATCTGCATGCAAATTCGAGTGTATACGTTTCAGTAAGTTCATGCTCCAAACTCTTTCATCCACGCACTATCCGCGACGATCGACGTCTCGCCTATGGCGCACTCGGCCCGCGCCTCCGGCCACTCAACTGTGAAGCACGCCAGCACCCTCATGCGACGTCCCGCCCTTTTTCGACCGGGTGCCGCTGGTGCCGCTGGTGCCGCTGTTTCCAACAATCGCGCGTGAGAACTATTTTCTATAGAGAGTTTATGGAAACAGGGGCATCAGTGGCACCAGCGGCACCACACAGTTTTAATCTGTACATTATCCCGCCCCCGGCTCGTTCATCCGCGTGGCCGCCGCGTCACGATATTCCTGTTTTAAATCAATGCCGTTGCGCAGTTTGATCTTCTTCGACCGAGCGCCTGGCGGGTAGCCGCGCTCGTCCAGGTTCTTCCCGAACTTGCGCTTGTCGAGCGCCTCCTCATCGTTCTCCTCGCACCACACCTGATAGCCCGCGTAGAGCAAACCGACCCCGCAAGAGAGCCCGCGGCTCTGGTGGCAGCAGTCGCGCAGGAACCCCGAGACGTTGTCCTGGCTGTCCTGATAGCTCTCGGTGGCCGCTATAACCGCAACCGGAGGTTTCAATCCGACCTCCTGCCAGGCCTTGCAGCCGCGCACCATCCAGGCCAGGATGCCGGGAAATTCGGCCTCTAATTTGTTCTTTAGTTCCGGGTCTTTGGTCTTTTGTCCGGATCCCTCCTTGCCTTCATCGACAAACGTAACGACAAATGCCAACAACAAAATCCGCCGCCAGATGGCGAAATCGGAACCGCGGATGCGCGGCCGGTGGTTGGTGGCAAACCACAACTTGAATTGTGGTACAAACGAAAAGAACTCTTTGTAGTGGAACCGCGCCGTCATCGCGTCGCCGCCGGTCGCCTGTTTAACCAATGCCTCGGCGAGTTGTTTGTCGTGCTCAGTTTCGATGACCGAGACAAAGCGCGCCCCGGCCAGCGCAGCGATATCGTTGGAGGGGCCGTTTGTCGCCTTTGATACCCAGGTCTCGGTGGGTGACCGGCGGACATAGTCGGCCAGCACCGCGCACACGGTTTCGATCAACACCGATTTGCCGTTCGATCCCGCCCCCCACAGGATGAACACCACTTGCTCGCTGGTCAGTCCGGTTAGTGAGTATCCGATACTGCGCTGCACGAACGACACCATCTCCGTGTCACCGTCGAAAATCTCTAACAGGAACCGCTCCCAGATCGGGCATAGCGCGGCGGGGTAAAAATCGATAGGCACTAGTTTGGTGATGAGGTCGGCGGGGTCGTGCGGCCGTAGTTGACCGCTGCGCAGATCGAGTGTGCCGTTACGGCAGTTGAGCAGCATCGGGTCGCGGTCGAGGTTGTCGACCGCGACGGCGAGGTGTGGCTCGGCCTGCGCCAGCATAGCGGTGATCCGATTGCTATTGCCCGAATTGATCGCGAATTTGATAATCATGCCGCGGGTCTTGGCTTGGTCCGGCGACATTTGCGGCATGTCGAAGGCTTGGCCCAGCATGGTCCGCGCGGTCTCGTGCGCCAGGCGCCGAGCGGCGATCGTCTCCAGGTCGACGGCATAACGCGTGCCGTCCCAGGCGTGCCAGCCGATGCCGCTAATGTAGCGCAATGCCGTGCCGTGTTGGACAATGAGCCGCATGGCATTGCCCAGGTCGTTCAACGGAAAACCGGCGAGGGATGGCGCCTCCGACGGTGGCGGCGCGGGTTCGGGCGCTGGATCTTGTTGTTGCGGCCGGAGCTGGATCACCGGGGCGGGCTGCCGCGGTGGCGGGCTCTCGCTGCCGTGCTTCTTTCGCCAATCGGTGATCATTCGGCGCAGATTGGCTTCCTCGCGCTGCCAGTTCCACCGCTCGCCGGCCAGCCCCGCGGAACGGTGGGTCGCGTCGAGGATCAGCGCACAGATCGCCTCGTCGTCGACCCCGGCTCGTGCCAGGGATGCCGATACCTGGAGCTGCGTCTGGTGGATCGCCGTATCTCCCTGGCCGCGGTAATCCATTGCTTCCAGGCGTTGGCGCACATCGAGCGG